GTTGCTATGTTAGCAGGAGTAGCATAATGGCAGTAAAAAGCAGTGATATCAGTGCATTGTACTCCACAAGAGTTGGTAAAGCACAATTCCGTACCAAATCCACCAAACTGACCAAACTGAAAAAACCTACCAAAATAAACAAATTTAGATAAATAATAATAGTTCTAAGGCACTGACATGTTTTAGAGCTCCTACGGGTAGTGTTACCACTTGATATATTCTATATCAAGTTCACAAAATAGGTCATTTATAGTATTAAAACTCCAATAATTGATATGAAAAATATTTTGACCAGATCATAGCACATAGTCTATTTTTTCACTAGTTCAATGGTCTCCAAGTATATATTGCCATCCGCTTAACAGCGCCACTGCCCACTTTATAAAATTGTAAATTTCATAAGAAAAAAATTCCCAAACCCCATTTTTTACACAAAATTTGGGGTTTTTTAATGACTGATGATAAATATTTGTATGGCTAAATGGAGAAACAATTTGAATGAAAAACAGACACTGCAGAAACAACAATATCTGCAGATGTGTACAATTTTATTTGAAAATGTTGAACTGTTCACAGCCAGACAAAGAGATGCTCTTGTGGGTATGCAACGCAGACTCAAAAGAAATCAACTTGATGAACTAACACTGAAAAGAATAGATGGGTTAGTGAGATACGCACAAAAAAGACAAGCAGTAGGCAAATGAAACCAAAACAAATATCACAATCACAGCATAATTTTTACCAATACATAGAAAAATTGGATAATGTTGCTGGTGATAGGTTTTTAAAACAACATGGTTTGTGCAACAGTGAATTAGCAATGCCTAATGTGAATCTGTATTGCAAAGCCAGTGTGTTATGTGATAACAACACACTAAACAACAAAGATAAAACATATCTACAGAATTTTATGCGTTTTTGGAAATTCAAAAATGGTTGTGTAACCAAAAAGAACAAAAAACGTGTGCTCAGTATAATAAATTACTATGCACAAAAACAACAGAACACAGCATTGAGAAATGCAAGATTGAATAGGAAGAAAAACCTCAAATTGAATGGCACACAAGCAGAGAAGTGCTAGTAAAAAAACTCAAGTATAGTAAAGATGTATTGTGGCTTGAGGCTCAGAGAACTACACACTGACCTCCAAGGAGGTGTGTAATAGAGCGTGTAATTGCGGTCTATCCTGTTTAGAGATAGCAGGAGGGGTACATGATAGGCAACACTCCCCTTAAACAGATGCTTGGAGACGTATAGAAATATACCCAGCCTGATGAGCCCCTTTAAAGGGGATTGAGGTGCTGTGCTTTTGCACGGTTTTATTTTTATCTCTAAAAAATACAATATACACTCTTTTGACTTGATTATCATCAAGTCTGCAAGACCAACCATTCCGTTGAGGTGTTGAGTCAAAAGAATCAATGTTTACACATCAGGTTCAACTGAGCTCTTTTTAATAAAAAAAGAAAAGAAGTTATCAAATTGCATTTATATCTCTACTGAATGAAATGAAGTAGGAGATAATGCAATTTCAACTGAACGCAAGTTCAGTTGGACTACTTGAATATATCTGAGGTGATAGCCTTTAAGGTTATTGCCTTTTGTCTTGACTTTGATATCTAAATATCATATAATATACAAAATTGGAGATTATTATGCAAAATTGTTTGAATCACAAAATGCACATAGATTGGTGCAGAACAAATCAACATGGCAATCCGGCTCTGTGTTGCAGTGAATGTGTCACAACTGGTAAAAAAGCAAAATGGAGAGGACAACCCAGATATATCAAATACATAAAGACTAGAGAAATACAACCTCTGCTGGATATGGGTGTAGAAGAACGTTTTGCACCATCAGTTCAAGGCAATTTCACAGCATATATGGGCTAAAGTGTTAAATAACTGTATGAAGATCTCAACAAACCCCCCAAAAAAGATCTCTTCAGAATCAGATCTACAAATACAAGAATTGTTAGAGGAATTTGAGTACATTATGTATATGGAAAAACTCAAAGACTACTATAGTCAGTCAAAACCACCCAAAAAATAACTGCTTATTATAAGTAGTTATAATGAAACTACAACAACTTATTGATCTGAACACAGAAAAATTCAATCAATTCAAAAACGCATTCAATTACCCTTGTGTGGAGCAGTTCAAGTATCTGCGTGGGCAATACATCAAATATGGCGTTTTATCACAATCAAACATTGACTTTATGTGGGACATATACCACACCCCCATGGAGAACTTGAAGCACAGGGCATATATGAAGGGCGTATGGTATGATATCAAGCCTAAAAATATAGAATATTACAACTTAGTGTACAGAAAACAAGTTCAAAAATGCCAATTTAGATAAATAACTGTGCAAATTACAGCCACTGGTGCTGACATACAGAAATAGCAATTATGACTGAGCAAACTGAACATACCCTAAAAGAAAATGCTACCAAAGGCAAAAAGTATGGTGAAAAAACCATAAAGGGCAGAGTTGTGGGCAGAAACAAAACAGTCATACCAGAAGAACAAGTAGCACATTTGGCACAATTACACTGCACAAACAAAGAGATGGCAGATTTCTTTGGTGTACCACTACAAACCTTTGTGGACAACTTCCGTGATATAGTCACAAAAAACAGATTAATCACAAAGCAACGTTTACGCAAAGCTCAATTGGATTTAGCATTAAACAAACATGACAGAGTTATGTTGATATTTTTAGGAAAAGTTCTTCTTGGACAAAGGGAAGATGCTGTGTTAGAAGATAATCAGCAAGTTCTGCCATGGAACAATGAAGTACAAGTAGAAGAGGAGGAAAACTCCAATGAAGATCAACCGTGAGGTGGGCCGTAAGACCTAATTGGTGTTGTGTTAGTATTATACAGCATTTCAATTAGGCAGGCTTTTTTAATTGAGGATATATAGATATGAAATTACCAGAAAACTTTCAAAATGCCCCAACCGCGGGCAAATTTAACACATTTATGTTTTTAGGCATCAGTTTGGTGTGGGGTCATATGTTGGATTTAATCAGCATATGGTTTTTACCACTCACTGTGCTCAGCATAATGATAGCATACGGATCAGAAGTAAACGCCAATAAGAAAAAAGACTTGGTGTTATAATGGCAAAAATAAAACACTGCAAAAAGCCAGGTGTTCCAGGTGAGCCTCATTATGTGAGTGATGTACCTGAAAAATACATACAGAGATTCAATGATAAAATAGAAATACAGCCAAATGGCTGTCATTATTTTATGGGCAACAAACAGAACAATGGCTATGTAAACTATTACTACTATAGAACATATGACAACAAATTGAGATATATCACAGCACACAAATTTGCGGCATTGATGAGTGGTAAGTTTACAGAACATCAAGTGAACAACTACTGTGTGCTACATAATTGTGATGAGAACTATGCACCTAATGATATTTCATACAGACAGTGTGTTAATCCAGATCATTTGTGGAGCGGTACAGTCAAAGACAACATTCAAGATTGTATTGCCAAAGGCAGATATGTGAAACCACCAAGAATGATTGGTGAAGACAATCCAAATGCTACCCTCACAGAAAAACAAGCATTATGGGTCATTGAACAACATCACAAAATAACACAAAAACGGTTAGCAGAAATACTGAATTGCAGTGTGACCGCAATAGAACACATACATAGAAACATCAGTTGGCAACATTTACCAAGATGACCATAACAAAACGCATATGGAGTCCACAGCCAATTGAAGATATGGAAAACCTAAAAGCAACCATAGATAACATATTGGCAGAAGCATTGGCAGAATTAAAAGATCCAGAAGCGTATGCAGTGAGACAGATGTTCAACAAACTCAAACAACCAAACAAACCAAAAAAATACCTCTATAATTATGACACTGAACTGTTTGATATAGAAGAATGGGACAATTAATCTAATGAAATTAACACCAGCCCAACAAACCATATCAAACAGTTCAGCCCGTTTTAGATCTGCCGCTTGTGGTAGACGTTTTGGCAAAAGTTTTTTAGCCATAAATGAAGTAGCCAAATATGCCAGAATGCCCAACCAACACATCTGTATTGTGGCACCCACATACAGACAGGTAAAGCAGGTGTTTTGGAATGAACTCAAAGAAAGATTGTACGCCATAAATTGGATTAAACGTGTAAATGAATCAGACTTGTGTATAACATTAATTAACAACAGCAAGATATATCTACGCAGTGCTGACAACTATGACAGTCTTAGAGGTATGAAATACAACTTCATTGTGATGGATGAGTGTGCTGACATTGATCCAGAAGCATGGTTCAGTGTGTTAAGACCAACACTATCAGACACACAAGGTGATGCACTGTTTATTGGCTCACCCAAAGGGCGTAATTGGTTTTATGATTTGTGGGTGAATGCCAAACAGAGTGAAGAATGGGAGAGTTTTCAATTTACCACACTGGATGGAAATCAAGTACCACCAGAGGAATTGGCTCAAGCAAAATTAGATCTAGATGCTAGAACATTTGAACAAGAATATGAGGCCCAATTTGTGACTTGGAGTCAAACTGTGTATTATAATTTTACAGATCATAATATAGCACAATGTCCAACACCACTACAGCCAAATACTCCGCTACATTGTGGCTTTGACTTTAATATCAATCCAGGCACTTGTACTGTATCAGTGTTAGTGGGAGAAGATTTATACATCATAGATGAAATATTGATATACAGTTCAAACACACTGGAAATGTGTCAAGAACTGAGATTACGTTATCCACAAAATCCCATATTTGCTTATCCAGATGCTAGTGGCGCACAAAGACGCACCAGTGCTGGCGGAATGACAGATCATATCATATTGAGCAATCAAGGATTCAAACTGAGAGTAAATAACACCAATCCCAGTGTGATTGACAGAATAAATTCAACAAATGCCAGATTCTGTAATCATGCTGGAGAAAGACATCTGTTTGTGGATCCAAGATGTAGGCAGTTGCGTGAAGCACTGATCAAACACAGTTATAAATCCGGCACTAGAATTCCAGACAAAGATTCAGGCTATGATCATATTACAGATGCCGCTTCTTATTGTGTGTATCAATTATTCCCAATAACAAAACAATACACTGCTGGACATTCACCACGCAGAAGCACAGGAAAACTGCTATGAGCAATGACAAAATCAACAAACAAATAGAAATACAACACAAATACAAAAACACCTTTGACAACATAATAAACAAAACACCATACCTTAAAAAACTGAGAGATCAAAGTGAAGGACTCAAATACAAAGGTGATATCATAAGCGGTGATAACAGTGATCAATACAAATCAAACTATGATCAAATAGACTGGACCGCAACTAAAAATCAAAAGAAAAATTACAGAGTTAAAATAAATGGTGTGTATGTAGATGAGGAAAAAGATGGAAATTAAATACAAACATTACAAATATTGGTACAAAGACATAGCACAATCACCAGATGCTGTGATAAATGGTGGTAAAGACTATGCTGTGATAAGAACTTGGGCATATGTACCTCAAAATCCAGGCAGTTTAGAAGCAATTCAAGAATATGCTGTGTATTGGCATTTACATTATGGCTCAACCAATTGGGAAGACGTCACAGAATTACACAATCCTGTGTTTGAAAAAGCATTAATCAGCCAAACTGAACCACAACAACAGCAAGATACCATAATAAACATCACTGAGCATCAAGATATGCCAGTTCACAAAGGAGAAATCAAATGACAAACAGACATAGAGCAACAACTAGATACAAATATGGAGTACATAAAGGCAAAGCAATACCACAAAGAGAAATACAACGCAGAATAGCACAAAGTTATGGTTTAGATAGAAATACCATATCTAGACAACCAAACACACCAACAACACCTCATAGTGGTGAAACCATCATTGTGTCATAAAATAAATAACACTGTATAATATGTAAGTGTGTATGTGTGTGTGAAGTATATGTTATGTGTTATATGTTATACAACAGAAGTTTAATAAACTTTTGGCATAAAAAGAACCCCTCTTCATGTGGCCATGAGAGGGGTTTTTCTTATATATTAAGGAGCAATATATAAATCAAGCGTCAGAATCTTTTTGATTGATGTTGACACCTTGCCTTTCTCTGATCATATCTAATATATCATCAGCAGTTGGCTTAGGTTCAGAGGGATCTGTTTCAATCCCTCCATTTTCTTCAATTTTCTGCAACAGTCTATCTAGAATGCTTTCCATTTTTTTCTTAGCCATTAGATATTCTCCCTTACATAGTAGTAATAACCTACTGGCTTACTGTCAGCATCTTCTTTGTACTGAAGCCAAGCACTATGTTTGAATCCTTTGGTTCTATCTAACTTTTTGTCATTCATCCATAATTCAATTAAACAGTACAAAAAGAAACTTACCTGAGGACTAACAGTTGCCCAACTTGTTTTACGCAACATACCTTCAGGAATCCATCCTTTTTCACATTCATTGAATATCTCATACAGCATGGCAGTTACACCATCCCATTTTTTATCACTGCTGATAAAATCTTCTTTTTCAATTGAAGATATTTTTCTTATAGCATCAAACAGTTTAATATAATTTTCACTGCTGGTATCTTTAGTAAGGAACTGTTTTGTAAACATTAACAATGCTGTATACAGAGATTGGAATCTCAATTGATTAGCATTGGCATTGAAAGCACCTAATTGATCTAAGAAAATAATTTCATCTCTAAAGTATGCTACTTTTTCAATTACATCATCAGTAGGATCACCAGGATAAGCCAATAACAAAGCACTACCAAAAGCACCTTTACGCACCACATTGGATGTGACTTTATCTCTCATACCAAGTATTCTCAATGCACCTTGAATTTTGTTAGCCGCATTGTTAACACTTTTTTGGTTATCATAACAATTATAAATTGCTTCAAATGTTGCAAAATCTTCAACATTTTCATATATGTTTACCATAATGCCATGATCAGGAATATAATCCGGATTTTTCTCCCAAAACAAACTTCTTGTATGGCCATTTGCTTTGTAAAACCCTTTTTCTACTGTGATTGGTGCACCATGGAAAGAACCTTTGAAACGTTTAGTAACTTCAATGCCACTAAAATTAGTGTACAAAGGTGCTAAACCTAATTTAAATTCATTTTCCATTGTTTTGAGACGCAGATCAGTGTCTCTTTGAATTGAGTGGTCAGTAACTGGTATCCAATCTTGAATATTGAACAGCTCAGTTCTAACATTTGGTATAGTTTTTACACCTTTTACCATAGGTGGTTTTATTGAGGTAATTTGCATTACTACTCTCCTTATTAATTGTAACCCATCTCTAATATGGGGTAGACCTTATGCCTACATTTTATATTATACTTCTTTTTGGTTAGAAGTCAACCTTTTTTATGCATAATCTTTAAATGCATTTAATCTATATAATGTTTCAACATCATTTGTTTTGATTAGATGAGTGATATCATTTGGTGCAAATTGTGGCTCTTCACTGATATTATGATAATGAAGATAATAACTTTTAAGTACTACTCTAGCAAAATGTTTGTGAGGATTAGCACACAGTTGTTTGTATGCTTTTTTACTAGTATCTCTGCCTAATGCATCACAATCAAAACAACTACTCCAAATTGCATTTACAATTTCACCAATGCTTTGTTCTTTGTCAGTGATAATACCTAGCTCTGCAAAACCTAAATCTGATTTAGGATTAGCAGTGATTTTACCATAACTCATTTGTTTGTTTACAAAAGGTTCACATGCCTTAACTGCTTCAGTAGGCACACCTTTTAGTTTCAATATGAATATGTAATCTTTAAAGTTCATATTGTTATTATACATAATATAACAACAAAGTCAACCTTTTTAGGTAAAATATAAACTATATACAGGATCTTTAATACACTTACCCAACTTGCTTGTGATTAAAATTTGTTTTTTGTTTTCACCAGTGGGTTTGGCATATCTATCTTTGATAGTTTCAGCATCATTCCATTTAAGACTTAAACTTTTTCTGTTTGCTGGTAAACCTGCTGTTTCTCCAATGTTCTGCCAATTATCTGCTAGATACACACTACCTTTCTTGTCTGCACCAATAGTAGTCACAATGGCTAATAAATCATCACCATAACGGTTATACCAATCTGTTTTTGCTCTTTGTCTAATTGCTTTTAATACTTGACTACCAAAATTCTTATGTGGACTATCTGCTATGCAAAATCTTTTATTATCTGCTACACAATTAAACATTCTGTCAAATTGTTTCTGCCCAACATTGAAATAATTTAATATGCTTTTGGGTGTAGGTTTGAATCCTGATCCTAACCAAAATGTAGCACAATCTACGCCATCATATGAGATAATGTATTTTATACATCTTCCAACTACTTTAGGTGTGCTAACATAACTGTGATATGTCATTACAATATGGTTTGCTATATCTTTATCTAACTTTGTTTCTGCTATGCGTATATCCATCATGAGAAGTAAACCTTTTTATGCCATCTCCTCATAATCTTTTTCTTGTAGAACATTCCAATCAGTAGGTTTAACAGCATACTCAGTCATACTGGTAAACATACGGTCTAATTGTGCCCAAGTAAATCCTTGCTCACGCAAATCCTTACATAGACGCATTTCTTTACTGCCATATGCAAAATCCCAAACGGCATAGAAATCTAATTGTTGTTTTGAAATTGCCATTACGCCACCTCACTATGTTTTCTTGCTAATGTGCAATGGTTGTCTCTAACAATACCATTCTTTGTATATGTTTTCTTTTCTTTCCATTCAACACCATTACATTTAAAAGTAACAAATTGTTTACTAATACC